GCATAATAAACATAACGCATCATAATAGAATTGCAAATACTATTTAATTGAACTGTAATAAGATTACCAGAAGGGTTACCATTAGCAAACCTATACAGATCACCATCAAATAAAATATTTGGATGAATAATATCAGAAAGAGCACCCTGAATAAGTTTTAACTCATCAGGAATAACTCCACACTCTTCATACCAAGAGAGCATCACCTTAGCGGCTGCCCCAGTAATCTGGGCTGCCATACGGGTGTCAAAACCAGAGAAATCTCCGGCAATCATTCTATCTTTACTCTTACTGGTTACATAAGAGTGCAATTCATCCCATTCCTTGGAAGTAGCATTAATACCAACTAAACACTCAGTATCACGCCAAAACTTCCTCATGAAACGGGGAATACCGGCAAGTACTCTCCTAGAAGCCACAAAATTAGCAATAGGACTTCCATAAAATTTCCTTACCTTTTCTACCGCTTTCTTATTCGGTAAAAGTTCATTGACTTTACTACTGGCTTTATAAATCGGTTCAGATCTAACGCCATTCGACCAACAGTCGAAAGTATAATCAACTTCTGTTTGAATATCATAATCCTCGCTAAATTCACGAGGTACTTGAACGAGAGACTCATCCATCGGATCACGTTTCAAACAGTGTTTCTTTGATTTATTAATTGGAAAACCAGCTGACGTATCATTTGGCATTCCACCAAGACCAAATTCTCCAATTCCATCAAGCGCTTCAGCTTGAGTATAAATTCGGAAGAAATCGGAACAATCCTCTTTATTCTCACGAATACATTTCAGAGTTTGTTCTTTATAATCTTGGACTGCTTTCATCAATATTTGACCTTCATAATGTTGAACGGGATCCGTCAACTTATTCAAGGTTAACATTGATTTAGCAATATCATTGGGAGAAGTAGGTGGCCGATGTTTACTCGGTCCAAATTCTTCAACCACACCTACAAACGGTGTTTTAATATAAGGAGTTCGTGCATTAGAAGTCATTTCAAGACCATCCTTAAGCACTCTTCCAAGAAAGGAGACCGTAGTCTTCTCCTTGGTGCCATCCTCTCTCAAATACAGAGGCTTAGCATCCTTAATAGAATAATTTTGCTGGTAAGCATCCACTCGAACATCACCTGCCGAATGGACTACCATAGTAGGACTCATCTTACTGAGTTTACTAAGAGCATCACGAATGGTTCCTCTCAAAACAACTGAGATAAAACCTTTATTACTATCGGGATACCCTGCAACATGCATACCATAAATGATAGCTTTATCTTGATCCAGATAAAGACCACCACAAAGACCACCAAAAGAATTGAATTCAAGATCAGCTTGAAAGCCGACATCTTTCTTCAACACATATGATGTGGATACCATAGTAGTACCCCACAACATTCCATCCTTCTCAGAAGTGCCATAATAAGTTAAATCTTTTGACATTTCATACAAAGGTTGAACAGAAGTTTTCACCTCATTCGTAGGAGATTTCCATAACAAACGAGTTGAACGACTTCTAAATTTTGGTTGTTCTTCCGGGAAGTAATCAATATATGAAGTACTGGCTGGAGCAGAAGCCAAATGGACGAATGCAACATCCTTTTCCCTATCAATAACACAGAATTCCTCTGTAAGTTTTTGATCCTTCGTTTTCGCCGAAGGTACTCCAGGAGACGCCGTAGTCACAATATCAAAAGGAAATGATCGTGGAATAGCATGAGCTGGAATCATAATAACATTAGAAGCTATCATAATTCCATTCACTGTTCCCAACATCTTACCTTTAGAATAAATAAAGACTTGTCGCAAAGAGCGCGCTACTTGTTGCTGCAAATTTACAGCAGTAGTTGTCGCACTCTTATGAGAAACTTTAGGAGGAATCCTAGAATATCCTTCTTTATAATCTCTCTCATCTTGTGCATAGGCAAATT